TGACATAACCAAGTCATCATTATAACCAATTTGAGCTTCTGCTCTACCATTTTTCCAAATAAAGACTTTCATTTCATCTATTAATCTTTTTGATTGGATAGTAACTCCTTTATCACTAATGTATTCTTGAAACTTACCAATTGTCATTGGTCTTGTTCTTGATGACATAGTAAACCCTGCAGTCATTTTACTTGTATCCATATATTGGTCAAAATACGAATCAGCTGTTATATTTCCACTCTTAGGTGAATAATAAAGATTAGGGTAATTATTTTCTATTAATACTTGTAAAGTAGCCCAACCAATATTAGCATTTTCAACTACCATTAAAGCATTATTGTATTCAATACCAATTCTATAGAGTAATTCACCATATTCTTTAGTACCAATTTGACCTTTATATTCAACTACTTGAACATTATTTTCAACATCTATAATATGGAACGCTGAATAATCTTTTCCATCACCACGAGCTACATCTGCTACAACCATATAAGTTCTAGAATAATCAGCTGGTTCCCAAATCCATAAATTTTGGTCTACCCCTCTTCTTTCTAATGGATCTTTAATGTATGTTTTTTCATAAAAATCTATGTATTCAGGGTAAAATACAATATCCCCAGAAGTACTAAAATCACAATCACATTCTTGTGCTGCCATTCTAGGATCACCTAATAATTCATCTTGAGAATTTCTCCAATCCTGGTCACGTTCAGGGTGAACAAACCAAGGTAATTTAATAGGTAGAAATTGGTTTTCACCATTTTCAGCTCTAACCCAAGTTTGATGAAACCAATTACCCGTACCATAAGGAGTAGATAATGCTATACACCCACCACCAGTGGCAAGGGTTTGTTGAGCTGAAGCCCAGATTTCACCAATATTATCAATAAATGCTGCCTCATCAATTAATAAGAGAGAAACAGCTTCTGATCTACCAGCATCACTACTTGCAGATGTTGCTTTGATTTGAGAGCCATTATTTAATCTTAATGTTAATTTGTTATTTTCATCTGCATCTACTTTAAGCCAAGAAGGTAAATTTTCATACATAAATTTAACCTTTGTAACCATATTTTTGGCTGTTTCTTGCTTTGTTGCTATACAAAGTATATTTTTATCTTTATAGAATAACATTAACCATAAAGAGTAACCAGCACCTAAAGTCGAAATACCTAACTGTCTAGATTTTAATACTACAGAATAAGGATTTTCTTGAAATAATTTTAATACTTTTTCTTGGAATGGGTATAAATTAAATTGAATTCTACCTCTTTGGGGATGTTGAATAAAACAGTACTTCTTCATAAAATGTACTGGATCTTTAGCACATCTGAGGTATTCTTGTCTTATAATATGTTTTAAATCCTCAGCCATTATTTTCCAAGTTTCCAGTACATACTAAAACCTAGTACAGGTTGAAATTCTTGGTTTACACCTACCCCAATACCATATACCTGTTTATTTTTAGTTCTATACAGTAATTCTCCCCCTAAATAATTTATTTGATCGGTTCTACCTTTTAAACCAAACCCAACATAAAATTCTCTATTATTAACGAAAACAGTATTAGTAACTGTAGTTGTAGGAATTAATACATTAGGTTGAATTTCTCTAAATATTATAGAATTTCTACTAATAGTATCATTTATAACAATACTTCCTAATGAATCTAAGCTTAAAGTATCTGTATAAAAGTATTTAGCATAATAATCTTTTAATATACTTAACGTATCAATGTCAGTAGGAATGGTATCATGTACCGTGGTGACTTTAGTTCTCCACCGCGGAACATACACTAAACTATCAATTTTTAACGTATCCCATTTAGTTATAGTTTTAGTAATAGTAGTAGGTTCTGTTATTACAGTACGATTTTTACCCCCATCACAAGCCCTCATAAAAAGGATGATTACAACTAGCACTACTATAAGTAGTGTTTTTATATCTTTAAAGAGCTTTTTCAAGTTTCTTTAATTCTTTAGTTTTATCTGCCATCTTGTCAAATAAAGCTTGTTCTGATTTTGTTCTATCTTTTCTATCAATTTTTGATATTTTCAACATTTCAGATTTATTTTGCTTAAGATCCTTTTTAATCTTAGATATTTTTTCTTTTGCTTCTTTTTGTGCTTTTAAAATATCTGCTTTTTCTTTAGCTATAGATTTTTCTTTTTTTAAGTCTGAAGATGAAGGTTCATCTTCGTTTTCTCTAATAGATAAAGAATCTAAAGCATCCATCGTACCTTCAAAACCCGGCATGTCAGCAGGTTTATCAAATTCTCTTTGCTTTAGAGCTGCTTGAATAGCAAAAATAGCATCTTGCTCTGAATAATTATATCTCTTAGCCATTGCTTTAATAAAGCGATCTAATGCTTTAGTTACTTCAGGATTTAAAGATTCAGTAGTTAATGATTGTGTTTTTTCTAATTCTGCGTTTAATTCAGCTTGTGCCGCTGCCTTTGCCTTAATATCATCAGCTGATTCTTCAGATAAAATTTCAACTATCTCGTTTTTGAGATACTCTTTAAATTCTTTTTTTTTCATCGTAGGGTATTTTAGTTATAAATATTACAAAGAAATTGCTTGTTTAATTAATTCTATACGTTCTTTGGTGCTACCTGATAGAGTATGTAGATTTTTAATTCTATGGTTATATTTATTTAATAAAGCATTAATTGATCTATCAATTATAACTCTATACTTAGCATCAGTTTCACGAACACCATTGTCTTCAATTTCTACACCTTCAGGAGATACATAAAATATGTAATCGTATTCCCTAACTAAATGAGCAGCTAACGTTTCAAAATCTTCTTTATCATAAATATCCATTGAAGTAGAACAATTAGCAAAAGCCATAACATCAACTACAGTTCTATCTGTAATAATATTTTCTACCATTAGCTCACTAGTACGTTCAGCTAAAAATACACATTGACCCTTTAATGTTGAATCAGTATTCAATGGAATACCCTGTGCCATTAGTTCCTTAGAACGTTCTGTTCTAGTAACATAATCTTTAAATTCTGGTAACTCTTTAAGAGCATTAACTAATGTAGTTTTACCTACACTCATTGTACCACATAAACCTATCTTCATAACTTATAATTTAATTAGAAAATCTTTCACTTCCAAGCATATATTGAAGAACTGATTCAGGAATACCTGAATGGGTAAATTGTTCTAATTTAGCTAATGCTTGAGTTACATCTTGAGCTACAATAGGAACATTTTTAATATCACCTTTATCAGTGTATGTACACTCATATATTAGGTTATCTTTTACTTTAGATGTCCCTACTAACTTAATTTCTAGTACAGCAATATTTCTTCCCATATCTTGGATAGATTTTATTAACTCACTCTTTTCTTTTTTATATTTTTTCTTAATCATAACTAAAATGGTAAATTACTATAATTGTCTTCTTGTGATGAGCCTGGGAGTACTCTATAGCTGTCACTATCAAAATGTTGAGTTGATACTTCAAATATAGTAGCTCCTTCTGTAAGAGCCAACATTTGGTGAGGTTGACCAGGCATTAAATGAATACAATCCCCTTCTTTAACTATTCTGGATTTTAATTCTGCTGATTCAGTATTAATATACTTATATTCAAACTTACCTTTTGAAATATACCATGCCTCATCCTTAAGTAAATGGTAATGCATTGAAAACTGTTTATTAATTTTAAATACTAATAATTTACCACAATAAAACTCATTATTAATAACCCATAACTCATGACCCCATGCTTTTTCATGGCGTTCACCTTGATATGGTTGGGCTTCTATTGTTAAATCTCTCATTTTATTAATTTCTATTTTCTCCTGCTCTACCTTTTGATGTTTTATACCAAGGTAATCCTTCTCTTTCTTGCATTAATTCAGAATATTCTTCAGAAGTATATTCATTACCATTTAAGAAATAAGATTTTTTAAATTCACTATCTTTACTATGAGGGATGATTGCAGGTCCCTCCCATTTGTGGTGTTTCCATGCTTCTTCATCTTGCATTTTTATTAAATGATGAGTTGCTCCTCTTGAATTAATTGTTTTTTCTTCGTATAATTTTTCTTTTGCCATAACTTAATTTATTTAAAAGTGTTCGTGAAAATCTGGGAATTCTTTATTTTGGGTTAATATATAATCTGCAACATATGTTCCTTGTGCTCCTGATACTGTAATACCTCTTGCACTTAAAGCATCACCTACAAAGTGTACATTATTATAATCGGATAATGCTAGTGTATTATAATCAACTAATGGTTCAGGTGATAAATACTTTACTTCAGGTACATACACACCCCAATCATCACCCAATGTTGGAAATACTTTTTTCATATCATCAATAAAATCATCAATGTATTTATAGTAACCTTGGAATGCATCTCTTATTTCATCCATTTCATCAATTGTAACAGCACTTACTGTTTCACCTTCTGAAGTTGTTGATGGTTTACGAGTAGGGCTATAAAATAAGCCTGTGCCCTTTTTGTTTACTTTCTTTACTAAATCTCTAGACCAAGTAAACGGTTCTTCAATACCTGGTATTTCCATTAATATACCAAAATTGGTCATATTATTCCTGAATGCTTCATCTTTTTTAGCATGCCCGTTGTAACTATGATTTCCATACGTTTCTTCAACGGCAACATATGCTGCATTGTTGTTTGTACAGAAAGAACGTAGTGATACTCCTTCATCAAATTTTCTATATAATTTAAAATCATAACTAATATCAATTAGTTTCTGAAAGTGTTTTTGTGGTGCCTCAAATCTAACACCTATTTGTACTGGTTTTGGTTCAGTAGGTAATTTATAATCTGTAGCTAATTGCTTACCAAAATCAATACCTGATTTACCAACAGCAAACATCAAGCGATCGTAATTAATAGGCCAATTTTTAGGATTAATAAATGACTCTTCTTCTCCTATAAATATTTCTTGTTGATCAAAATCAATTGAAGTTACTTTAGTCTCCCAAACAAATTCTACACCATGGTTAACTAAAAAATCATACCAATTTTTACCTATTTCATGTAAATAGTCTGTACCAACATGCCATACAGGGAATAATCTTAATCCAAAATATGGTTTAATAAAATCTGGTTCTGCTTGAGGGTCTGAACATTGTACTTCCTCTGGTTTAGGGTGGAAACGTTTGAAGTTG